GTCGGCCCGCTGTACAAGCTCCACCGCGAGGACATCAACGCGGAAGGCCCGGCGCGCGAGCTGACGGCGAAGCTGGACACGTTGCGCGAGCGGTACGGCGTCTCGATCATCACGGAGGCGCACGCGGGCAACGCGAAGGACACCGAGGGCAACCGGTTGATGCGCCCCCGCGGGTCCTCACTCTTCCTGGGCTGGCCCGAGTTCGGGTTCGGGCTCCGGCGGGACAAGTCCGACCCCGAGCGCAAGGCAGACGTGGTGAGCTGGCGCGGTGCCCGTGAGGAGCGGAGTTGGCCGGTGGACCTGATCAAGACGCACGGCCAGGGCCTGCTTCCGTGGGGATGCGGCGAGCTGACCCTTCAGCAGTACCACGATGCTCCGGTCGACTGGGACCCCATCGGCGGCCGGTAGACGCGCGGTACTCACCCCCCGCGGTGGGGGGTGAGTCGCGTACGCTACCTGCGGAGGTAGCCACCATGGCAAAGCACTTCGACGAAGACGGCGACGGCGTGGCCGACCAGCCGCGCGGCCGGCCAGACGATGGGGACTTCGACCTGGGAGTCCCATCGGTCACCGGTCAGTATTTCCACCGGCTGGAGCAGGCGCGCGGGCTCGGGCGCCACGTGCTCCACGACACCCGCTCTCTGGAGTACGACGCGGCCGACCTGGTAGCCCAGGTGACCACCGAGCGGACCACCTACCACCAGCGGTACGGCGAGATCTTCGACCAGGGCGACGTGGGCGCGTGCACCGGCATGGCCGCGCTGGGGCTGATGAACACGGAGCCCTTCGTGGGCTCGAAGCTGTTCACCACGGAGGACGCGCTGGCGTTCTACTCGCGGGAGACCGTGCTGGACGACCGCCAGATCCCGGGCCGCTACCCGCCCGAAGACACGGGCAGCACCGGTCTGTGGAGCATGAAGCAGCTCCGCGCCGACGGCCTGATCCCGGGTTACCGCTGGGCCTTCTCGCTGGCCACCGTGAAGCGGCTGCTCCAGGTCTCTCCGGTCTCGCTGGGGATTCCCTGGTTCAACTCCATGTTCGCCTCGGTGGACCGGCACGGCTTCCTGTCCGTGAACGCGGAGAGCGGCCTGGCCGGCGGCCACCAGATCGAGGCCACCGGCGTGGACTTCGAGCGCCAGGCCGTGGAGATCACGAACAGCTGGGGCGAAGGCTGGGGCGTGCGCGGCCGGGCGTACGTGCGCTTCTCGGACCTGGAGCAACTGCTGAAGCTCCACGGCGACGTGTCCGTGCCGACGGGGAGGAGCTGATCGTGCCCGAAGGCATCGATGTCTACAGCAAGTACCAGAATGTCACCGACTGGGGCGCCGTTCGTCGGAGCGGCCGGCTGTTCGTCTACATGAAGATGACGGACGCCATGACCACCCGCGACACCGGCAACTGGGTGCAGCAGGCGCGTGCGGCCGGCCTCGCGGTGGGCGCCTACGGCTACGCCCAGCCGGGCTCCGCGCGTGACCAGTACGACTTCCTTCGCCGGACGGCGCGCAACCGCGGTGCCGTCGACTTGAGCCCGGCGCTGGACCTCGAAGACCCCTTCGTCCCCGGCGCCACCGCGGTGCAGTTCGCCGTGGCATGGCTTCGGCGCGCGATCGAGGTCGGGGAGATCCCGGTCTGGTACGCGAACGACAGCTTCATGAGCTACTGCCTCCCGGCCGTCCGCGCCCAGGTGCCCAGCGTGTGGCCCTGGATCGCCCGGTACGGTGCCCACCCGAAGAACACCTTCCGGACATGGCAGTACAGCAGCTCGGGCGTGGTCCCCGGTATCAAGGCCGCGGGCGTCGACCTGAGCACCGGCGAGGCCCCCATCGTCCGGCCGAACCCCACCCCGGGGCCGACCCCCATCCCTATCCCGGAGGAGATCATGCAGAACGCCGAACCGCACACCCTGGAGCCCTCCCCGCAGTGGCAGAGCCGCACCTTCTCCGTGGAGGCCGGGAAGCTGGGTGAGGGCGGCAACAGCACGGTGGTGGAGACGATGTGGTTCAACCTCACGTCGGCGGACTACGGTGACCCGTCGGGCAGCACCGAGTACGGCTTGTGGGTCGGCAACGATCGCGGCGAGTACATCGGCTTCGGCGACGGGTCGGCGGAGCCCCAGGGCGTGATCACCGGCAACGGCTTCCGGCAGTTCGTGTTCAAGCCGGGTTCCCGGGTGTTCACGCTGTCGTGGCGGAACAACGGTGCAGCGAAGGCGGGGTACAGCTTCCCTCAGCGCGCCCAGTGATCCTCCCGGGCGGCTGGCTCGGGTGACATCGAGAGGAAACGATCATGAAGATTTTCGGCCGGGACCCCCTGGCGTGGACCACCGCGATCGCGGCCCTGGTCCAGTTCTTCTGCGCCTTCGTCTTCCACGTGACGGTGGAGCAGGAAGGCGTCATCGCTGCGCTTGCCCTCGCGGTGTTCGGCCTGATCGGTGCCGCCGCGCTTCACGACGGCACGTGGGCGGCCGCGCTGATCTCGCTGGTGAAGGCGGGCATCGCGCTGGGTCTGGCGTTCGGTCTGGCGTGGGCGCCGGAGCAGCAGGCCACGGTGATGTTCGCCGTCCAGGCCGTTCTGACGCTGATCGTCCGTAACCAGGTCGTGGCCCCGGTGACGGCGTCCGGCCAGCGACTCCCGGCGCGGGCGCTCTGATGGCCGGCGGACAGGTGTGGTCTTTCGTACTCCCGTACGTCCGGCCGCCCCTGTCCGCCAACCGCCGGAAGCACTGGTCACCAGCACACAAGGAGTACAAAGAGACCAGGAAAGACCTCTTCTACCTGGGGAAGTACTGGCAGCAGCAGTACGGCCTCCACCTCCAGCCCGGCGGCCGGGTCGACGTGATGCTGATCTGGTACCCCGGCTCCGACCGCGTGGCGGACAGCGACAACCAGACCGACTCCCTGAAGCCCATGCTGGACGGGCTCACCCTGGCCGGCGTGTGGCCCGATGACCGCGCGAAGTACGTGCGCACCGCGGCCGCCCGCGTCGTCCCGCGTTCGTACGACCCCGAGCAGCGGACCACCCCTACAGTGATCCTGGAGATCCGGGAGGTGATTGCTGATGGCGGTGATCGGGACCGTCCGGAACACGCTCACGGCGGTCGACGGCCGGGCGCTCCAGAACGTGCCGGTGTCGATCAAGCTGATCGCCCCGCTGAACCCGTTCCTGCTCAACGGCATCGGCGAGGTGCTCCAGGTGGTCACCGTGGACACCGGCACGTCCGGCACGTGGTCCGCTGAACTGCTCGCCAACACCGAGTACGAGCAGGAGGGCACCTACTACCTGGTAGACGAGACCTGCGCGCCCGGCGGCGGGAAGTGGTCCATCCGGATGCCGGACGGCGCGAGCTACCTGCTTCGCGATCTGCTGGTTTACATCCCCCCTGACGAGAACCCGGGCGGCCCGGTTGTCGTCGGCGGCGGCCACTACGTGCACACCCAGACCGCGCCGGACGACACCTGGACGATCAACCACCGGCTCGGCTACCCGCCGAACATCGAAGCCCTGGGGAACCTTGACCCGTTCACGCCGGCTGACTTCCTCGGCTGGGACAGCCGGACGGATCCCACGCCGGACCAGACCATCCTCAAATACCTGAGTCCGGTGCCTGGCCGGGCCGTCTGCTCGTAGAAGGGACCGCCATGCCTCGCCGCCTCGAATCCACCCAGGACTTCGCGAACCACCCGGTGCTCAACCTGGTGCTGGAGCTGATCGCCGGGAACCCGGGCAGCACGCCGCCGGACGGCCGGATCTGGTACGACTCGACCGCCCAGACCGTGAAGGTCGAGATCGGCGGGGTGGTTACCGACCTGCGCAACCGGGCGACGATGACCGGCAGCCAGACGGCCAGCACGATCTCCGACTTCACCGCGGCGGTCCAGGCGATCCGGTGGGCTTCGATGCAGCCCCCGAACGCCGCCGTGCCGATGGGCGGCCAGCAGTTCTCCAGCCTGGCGACCGCCACCACCGGCGGCCAGGCTGTCGAGTACGCCCAGTTCCAGGCGGCCCTGGCCAACATCCAGGTTGGGATGGACTTCAAGGAGCACGCGGACATCGTGGCGACGGCCAACGTCACGATCGCGTCCCCGGGCGCCACCATCAACGGCCGGGCCATGCAGGTCGGTGACCGCGTCCTGGCGACCGCCCAGACCACCACCAGCCAGCGCGGCCTGTGGGTGTGGAACGGCGCGGCCACCCCGATGACCCGGCCTGCGGACTCGCCGACAGGCAACACGGGCGCGATCGTGGCCGGCACGATCGTGGAGGCGTACGACGGCACGACGCGCACGCTCTACATGCAGACGGCGACCGGCACCGGCACGAACGGTGCGATCATCGTCGACACCGACGCCCAGACCTGGACCGTGCCGTTCTCCATGACGCTGCTCGCCGGCTACGGCATCGCGATCACGGGCGGGAACAAGATCGCGTTCAAGCCCGGCGTGGGCATGGCGGCGGCCGGCGCGGACGGGGCGAGCGCGGACATCGATGTGACCATCGTCGGCCGCAAGGTCGGCGGCGTGGTGCCCACGGCGACGGGCGGGGTGTTCACGGTCGGCGCGACCGACTCGGGCGGGACAGGCTTCCAGGCGGTGACGATCAACCACGCGCTGAACAACCTCTGCCCCGCGTTCGTCCTGCGCTACGGCTCCACGGGTGCCGACCCCGGCCAGCAGGTCGAGACCGATAACAAGCCGGTCGGCGGCACCGACGCGAACAACCTGGTGTTCAACCTGCCCAACGGCTTCGTCACCAACCAGTACCGCGTCCAGGTGATCGGGTGAGCCGCCGCTTCCTGGGCCCCGCGGCCCTCCAGGTGCCGAACCTGGGAGACCCGCTGTACCGCTGGCGCCGCGACTACGCGAAGCGAAAGATGCGGGTGATCAACGTCGGGCTCATGGGCGACTCGATCCCGTACGGCCAGGGTGCGACCGTCGGCACCATCCCCGACCGGACGAACTACCCAGACACGATGACCGTCCAGCTCCAGCGCTACCTGAACGAGGTCCCCACCTTCGGCCAGCGGAACTGGATCGACGACGCGCTGGGCACGGCGACCACCTACCCGCGGCCGACCGGCGGCGGTCAAGCCGTCCGGGCCTCCTACTGCCAGAGCGGCGGCTTCGCCGACCCCTGGCAGCTGGTCTCTGGCACGGTCTCCAAAGTCTCGCGTGGGATCGGCCAGCAGTCGCTCCAGCTGAACGCCGGTGCGCGCGTGGGCTACACCGCGGAGGACTGTGACGGCTTCCTGTTCTGGTACGAGAACGGCGCCAGCCAGACGGGCGCGCTGGCGGCCACGGTCTACGCGGGCGACTACAGCGCAAATCCCACCGCCTACTACACGAACGCGGGCGGGGCGCCGGTGAATACCGGCCTGGCCCAGTACACCCGATCGTTCGTTGCCTGGGAGCTGCCCCGGGGGAAGTGGACCATCGAGTTCACGCCGGCCAGCGGCACGCCGGTGCTGGACATGCTCTACGCCCTCTCGGGGGATCTCGCCCGCGGCGTGCGCGTCTGGAACATCGCCTGGGGCGGCACCGGATCCAGCGACTGGTCCGCCAACACCACTGCGGCGAACACCGCGGCTTCGTCGGCGAACAAGCTGGAGGGCTTCGAGACGAACCGCGGCCTGGACCTCATGATCTACTACATCGGCGCCGGGGACTACTCTGGTGGCGTCTCCGGCGCCACGTTCCAGGCCAACCTCGAAGCCGCGATCGACAAGTACCGGGCGGCCCAGACCCGGACCACCCTGCCCTTCCTGCTGGTGAGCCACTTCGCCCGGTACGACAACGTCTCGCCCACCGTGCCGTGGAGCACGTACAAGAACGCCATGCGGACCGTGACCACCACGCGGACCGGCGTCGACTATCTCGACCTGGAGCCCTGGTTCCCCGCCTCACAGGCCGCCGACACCGATGACGACCTGGTTGACAGCTCGGGTGTGCACCTCACCAGCCAGGGCCAGGCGGTCGCCGCCCAGCAGATCGCTTACAAGCTGATGGCGCCCTTCGGCATGGCCGCGTAAGGAGACCTGATCATGGTTCTGGCCGTCGCGCGCTTCGTGAACACGACCACCACCCGGTCCAACGGATCCGCCTACACCGCGGCCACGATCCAGGGTTACTACGACGCTGCCCGTGACCCCTCCCCGCTGGTCGTGAAGACCGATTCCGGCACGCCGCTGGTGTCGAACTTCCAGGTGAAGGGCGCCGGCTGGTGGCTGATCGTCGCCAACGGTGAATGGTCCGGCTCCGCCTCGATCGCCATCTGCCGTGGCGGCATCGCCCAGGCGAACCGCATCGCCAAGTCCGGCGCCGTGGCCAACCCGAACGTCACGGCCATGCGCGAGCTCAACTACAACGACAACATCCAGATCGCCTGGACGACGCCCGCGGCTGCGATGGTCCAGGCATCCGAAGATCAGAACTTCGTCAGCTTCGCCTACCTCGGTCCGCTGTAGCGAGGCGGTCCCGCGAGCGTCTCGGATGTCTCACCCCCCGCTTTGGGGGGTTATGATCGCTCCGTCGGGTGATCAGTGACGCCGGGGAGTTCTCGTGAGCAAGATCCTGTTCGTGGTCGGGGAGCCGGGGGTTGGAAAGTCCACGCTGGTGACGGAGGCGTTCGGCCGCTTCGAGCGGGCCGCCGTGGACCACCGCAGGGCCGGCGGACCCATGCGTGAGCTGCTGTGGCGCGGCGCCGACCTGATCGGGTGCGAGCTGGGCCGCCGCATCGGCTCCCCGGCCCCGGTCTTCCCCGGCACTGACGCGATGAGCCAGACGGCGATCGTCGGCGTGGATGAGTGGCTGTGCGCCGGTGCCGATGGGCTGGGCCTGATCGTGCTCGAAGGCACGCGGCTGGCGAACAAGCGCTTCGTGCTCGCGGCCGCGGCCGGCGGCCATGACCTCCAGCTCTTCTACCTCTACGGTCCGCCGGAGGCCAGTCAGCGGCGCAAAGAGCGCGGCACGGAGCAGGACGCCCGCTGGGTGAAGGGCCGCCAGACTGCGGCGCGCAACTTCTACGACCTGTGTGACCGGATGCGCAACGACCTCCCCGACCAGATCGCCACGCACGTCTTGCCGGCGAGGCGGCCGGTGGAGGACAACGCACGGTACCTGCTGGCCATGGCCGGTCTCGCCGCGCCCGTCTCCCGCTGATCCGGCCCAGTCGCGCGCCAGGAAGGAGACACCGGTGCCTCCCCGAAAGCTTCGATCGGTCACCAGTAGCCAGAAGTCCGCGCCTCGTGCGTCCGCCGCCCAGCTGCTTTACCAGGGTGACGAGATCTTCCGGATGGTGGCCCAGGGCTACACGATCACCGAGGCTGGGAAGAGCTTCGAGCCGCCGCTGTCTCAGCAGAAGGCGAGCCGGCTCTACAACGAAGCTCTGGCCCGGGTGCTGGAGTCGGACACCTCGCTCCGTCAGGCCATGCTGGAGCGCGAGCTGGAGACGTTGCGCCAGCTGAAGAAGCACTGGATGGACAAGGCACTTCGCGGCGACGACAAGGCCGCGAACATCGTCCTGAAGGTGGTCGATCGGGTGGCAAACCTGGCCGGCCTGAACCAGTCCCTGAAGATCCAGATCAGCAACCAGCGCGTGGACGCCACCGTGGCGGAGCTGGTGGACCTCCTCGAAGGCAGCGCGGAGGACCAGGTGCCCCGCCTGCTGGAGTCTGGCGTCCTGGTCATCGAAGCCCCCGTGGTCGAGTCCGAGGAAGACGACGACGAAGAGGACCCGGAAGACGAGACGGCGGCGGTATGAATGACGATGACCTGGTTGCCCAGATTCGGGCCAAGCTCGACCAGCTGAACCCCGGCGAGCGGCGCTTGGCCCAGCTCCGGATCGACCGGATCCTGCGCCGGAAGCGTGCGCTCGCGCAGTATCCGAGCCCCGGCCACCTCGCCCAGCTGATCCAGCCGGACACGGTCCAGACGAAGATGATGACCGCGCTCGACCAGATCGCGATCGCGGCGGACGCTGGCTTCCAGCGCCGGTGGATCATCAGCACCCCTCCGCAGGAGGGCAAGACGATGCGGATGGGGACCGCGGTCCCGCTGTGGCTGCTCATGCGCAACCCGACGCGTCGGATCGTCATCGCGTCCTACGAGCAGACGCTGGCGGCCCGCTCCACGCTGGCCGTCCGCCAGGCGATCGAGACCTTCGGCGCTGGGTACAAGGGGGACCGGAACTACGCCGGCCAGGAAGATCACCTGGGCCTGATCCTGGACCCGGACCAGGCGAAGCAGGCGAACTGGAACCTGATTGACGGGCCGGGGCGGCGGAACGGCGGCATGGTCGCGGTCGGTGTGGGCGGCTCGCTCACGGGCCGGTCGGCGGACGTGATGATCATTGACGACGCCATCAAGAACTCCAAGCAGGCGGACAACCCGACCCAGCGGCAGCTGATCTGGGAGTGGTACCAGGCCGTGGCCACCACCCGTCTGAGCCCGTCCGCCATCGTGATCGTGATCGGGACCCGGTGGCACGAAGACGACCTGATCGGCCGGATCATCAAGCAGGACAAGGAGGGCGTGGCGGAGTTCCGCCAGCTGGTCATTCCGGCGATCGCCAAGGGCAAGGATCCGCTGGGCCGCCGGCCAGGCCAGTATCTCAAGTCCACCCGCGGCCGGAGCGTGGCGGAGTGGAAGCGGATCCGCAAGCGTGTCGGTGAGCGGTTCTGGTCCGCGCTCTACATGGGTGAGCCGCATCCCCCAGCCGGGGGAATTTTCCAGCTGGAGTGGATCGAGAACCACCGGCGACCAGTGGCCCCGGAGCTGTCGGTGGTGGAGGTCTTCGTGGACCCCGCCGACAACGAAGGCGAGGGCGACGAAGCGGGCATCATCACGATGGGCCGGGGCGCGGAGGACCAGCACCTGTACGTGCTCGCCGACGACTCCGGACACATGACCTCGGGCCGTTGGTTCCGGGTCGCCTTCATCGCGGCGCTTCGGCACGACGCTTCCGCGGTGCGCTACGAGAAGTCGCTGTCCGGGCTCCGGCGGATCGGCCGCAAGGCGTGGAAGGACTTGCTGCGCGAGGCTCGGAAGCTCCACGAAATGGATCCGTACAAGGGCTCGGAGTTCCTCCGCCGGCCAGAGCAGCCCGACGGCGAACTGATCTTCCAGGCGGCCCAGGAGCTGGCGCGCGACGACGCGGAGCCGGAAGAGATCGTGCGTCTCCAGCGCGATCTCACCGAGCTGTGGCCCTACGTCCCGAAGGTCATGGAGCTGCCCGCCACCGGCATCCCCGTCCAGGCGTTCCCGGCCAAGGGCACGAAGACCTACCGGGCCAAGATGACCGGCCCGATGCACGAGTGGGGACACGTGCACTGGGTCGGCGACTTCGTTGAGCTGAAGTACCAGCTGGTGGCCTGGCAGGAGAGCCAGGACAGCCCCGACCGCATGGACGCCTACGTCCACGGCGTCACCAAGCTGGGCCAGACCGGTGATGCGCTGATGGAGCCACCCCAGCCACCCGTCTCCGGGCGGTCCCTGCCGAAGCGCCCGAGCGTGGAGCAGGACACCCTCCAGCGCCAGGGCGTCACCCGCTCCGGGCTCGGGGTGGCCGCCGGAAGGTTCGGGCCGTGACGGGGCCGCTCCGGCGCCAAGGCGAGACCCACGTGCCGGGCGGGCTCGGAATGTCCCGCGCCGGCCACCAGGTTCGCGCGGTCAACCTGGTGGTGGAGACACTGCCGGACGGGGCGGTCCGGGTATCGAGTCCCCAGGCGCGCGGCTGGGCAGGCGTAGCGCGCAACCCCGGCGAGCTGGCGCGTGTCGTGGCGAGTGCCTTCACGGAGGCGCAGGTGGCCGCGTACGCCGCCTGGAAGGGCGAGCTGTACGACCTGGATGAACTGACCGACGTGGACCCGGGGGATCCCACCACTTCGCTCCCGTCGCCGCCGAAGCGCCGCAACCGGATGGTGCGCTCGGACGCGCAGCACCCCGCGGACTGGAAGCGCACCGAGGACGGACGCTGGCGCTCGCCGGGCGGTCGGTACTACCGCGAGGAAACTCAGCTGGTGCAACGGGTCATGGCGAATCGGCGCGCGCTGGGCATCGCGGACCCACCCACATAGAGGCTTGTCTCACCCCCAAAATAGGGGGTAGCATCCGGTCCCATGACCACCACGACACCGAGCAGCGACGTGGAAACCTCCGTCGCACAGCTGACCGATCGAGCCGCCGCCATCTCTGAAGCGGTGGGGTACGCACTCCGCGCGGAGCCCGGCTCCACCAGCCGCGACAACTTCGCGGTGGACGCGCTGGCCAACATCGAAGAGCTGGAGAACATCCTGCGCGAGCTGCGCTCCGGCGTGGAGGCCCTGCCGTGACCCCCGAGCAGCTGAACCAGCTCCAGGACGCCATGAACGCGCTGGATGATGCGTACTGGAACCACCGAGACACCGACTTCGCGGAGGCCCTGGCGACCATCGTGGAGGTCTCGACCGCGGCCCAGGAGAAGCTGATCAAGGACACCCGCCGATGATGGCCCGGGGGCACTTCCTCTCCGGCGTGACGGCTGGCCTGCTCTCCTCGCCGCTGGCCGTCGTTCTGGCCCCCGGCGGGGTGGAGACACCTGCTCGCGCCCTCGCCGTCTCTGCGGCCTTCTCAGCGGCTGTCGGCGTCGGCGCGCTCTGGCCGGACATCGATCACAAGCCCGCGTTCATCTCCCGGTGCCTGTGGATCGTCTCGCGCTTCGTGTGCTGGGTCATGCGGACGCTGAGCCTGGCCGTCTTCGAGTCGACGTGCACGGAGAAAGACAAGCGAGGGTTGGGGCACCCTCACCGAACCTTCACGCACACCCTGCCGTTCGTGCTCCTCACCGGCGCCGGGATCGCCGCGGTCCTGCTCGCCACCCCGGCGGCACCGTGGGCCGCTTTCATCGGCGTGTCCCTCGGGCTCGGGACGCTGGTGCACATCCTGGGCGACGCCATGACGCTGTCCGGCGTGCCGGTGCGCTGGCCGCTGCTCGACAAGAAGGGCCGCCGGTGGGGCACCTGGGGCTTCCGCTGGTTCCGCGCGGGCGGCCCCATCGGCGAGCGCATCGCCACCCTGATCTTCTCCGGTCTCGCGCTGGGCCTGGGGAGTCTCGTTCTTCTCGCGGGCGGGGCGCCCTGGTGGACTCCCGTTCTCGCCCTGATTGGAGGTTGATCATGCCCCGAGCAAACCGCCGCCAGATCCCGAAGGGTGCACGTCTGCGCTCGAAGCGCTCGCCAGGCTCACACATCGGCAAGGCCGACTCCGTGGAGGCGATGCAACTCCAGTCGATCGCCCGCCGATTCGCCCGGTGCGACCGGCAGCAGCGCCCGATCCACTGCCAGACCCAGGGCAAGCTCATGTACGACTCCGAGGAGATCGCCACGTCCACGGGCCAGGCTCTCCAGCGGATCAAGGGCGAGCAGTACTACGTCTACAACTGCCCGCACTCGAACCACTGGCACCTCACGACCCACGGGCACGGCAAGGCGGTGGCGTCATGAAGCATCAGCCGAACCCCGAGGAGCCGGAGCGCTGCCTGGCCTCCGATCTACTGGTCACCGATTGCTCCGGTTGCCGGGGCTCCGATGAGTCCTTCGTGGATGCGCTGCTGGAGTCCGAGAAGGAGCCGCCCGGCCGAAAGGCGGAGGTCGAGCTGCCGCTGGGCTTCGTCGAACCCGACCCCCGCGAAGAGGAGGAGGCCCGCCCCGGCCCGCCGCGCGAGCGCTACAAGGGTGAGCGCTGGTGGCTCAACACCGGCAAGCCCACCCAGGTCGTCCCGGACAGCCGGGCCTTCACGTCCAGCTACTCGGGCAGCTTCTGCCGCTGCTGTGACCACGAGATCAAGGAACGCCAGCTGATCCAGCACGTGAACATCGGCGGGTACGCCCACGTCCGTTGCCTGGAGGCGCAGTGACCAGCCGGCGAGGAACCTCGAACACCGCGATCCGCGGAAACGCGGCCCAGCGCCGCGCCTCGAAGCGAGCCCTGCTCGCGCGTGACGGCGACGGCGAGAAGGCGCCGTGCTGGGAGTGCGGCACGCTGGTGACCTTCGAGACCATGATCCGGGACAAGATCAAGGCTGGACGCGACGGCGGCCGCTACGTGCTGTCGAACCTGCGGGTCCACTGCCAGTCCTGCTCCCAGCTCCAGGGCCACCGGATGGGCCTGGAGACGCGGCGCTGGCGCGCGTGGAAGAAGGCAGGGCTTCGCCGTTCGCGGTTCGCTCCGGACGGTCAGCTGACACCGCACTGGAACGTCTACCTGGGCGACGCCTGGGTCGGATACGTCACCATGACGGCCTGCGGCACCTGGATGTGCGCGAGCCCGCGCCTTGCCTGTCCGCGCGCTGGCCACCAAACCATGCGAGTTGCGCTGTACGCGCTGCTCGTGGAGTGCACCACCAACACCGAGAGAAAGGCAGCAGCATGAGCGAACTCACCACGGAGACCCTGGTCATCGAGTGCCGCCGGATCGCGGAGGAGAAGGCCGTGGCCATGGGCAACGCGGGGGTGAAGGACAAGGCGGAGAAGTACGCGAACCTGGAGTTCGAGCCGATGAGCACCAGCCGCTTCACCGCCTACGACCCGAACAGCGGCGGCATGATCGACCTCCTGAACATGGTCCTGGACACCGTGGAGGAGCAGAACCCGGTCGTGTTCACCGAGCACCACGACGGCGGCGGCCGGCAGACCATCTACTGGCAGGCCGCCTGATTTCGTAGAAAAGGCCCCTGGTGAGCGAGACTTCCGCTCTGGCCGGGGGCCTTTTCGGTGCCCTGGAGGGCTTGTGTCCCCCCTGGTGGGGGGTGACTTTGTCTCAAGTCTCGCGAGTCTCACGCCTGCGCACGTTACGGGCGACGCGCGCCGGACGAGATCATGAGACGCGCGTACCCGTAACGCGTGCTACGCGTCCACTCGCTCGCCCGCGGACTCGCTCACGGGCACCCGCGTGTCGCCCACGCGCGCGAACCGGCGCCGACCGAGCGCGCGCACCTTGCCAGCCTCGCCCAGGCCCTTGAGCCGCTTGTACGTCTGGGCCCGGGACAGCCCTACGATCTCCATCAGCTCGGGCACCGTGAGGATGCCGGTAGCCGAGTCGTCGAAGGCCCGCAGGACGGTGTCCCGCTCGCGCGCCGGGACGACCTCGCCCGGGACGATGACGACGGCGCCGTAGGTGGTGCCCATGAGCGCGTCCCACGCCTCCTTCTCCGCCATCTTGGCCAGCTTGGAGGCTTCGATGGCGGCCAGCTTGCGGTCCGCCTTCGGGACCCACCAGCCCTTCGCGATGCGGGGCGTCTGGTGGTGCGGGTCGCGGAGCCGGAATTCGCCCTGGCCCAGGCCGATCGAGGTCCAGCCCATCCGGACTTCGGTGCCCCACAGGTTCTTGTTCTGCTGCTCGGACAGCAGCAGGCCCACGGTGGTAACCAGCTGGCCGCGGAACTCCGTCTTGCCCAGGTCCTCCTTCGTCGCGTTCTGGGACCCGATGATGATCCGCACGCCGCACTTGCGGGCCTTCTTCGCGATGCGCCCCAGCAGGGTGTTCACGTACTTCTCCCAGCTCAGCTGGGGCTCCTTCTCGCCCATGTCCCGGGCGGCCGCGATCAGGTCGGGGAACTCGTCGATCACCAGGAAGAGCCACGGCGTGGCGTCGCTGGGCTCGAACTCGTCCGCGTCGTCGTCGTCCATCGCGTCCGAGCCCAGGAACTGCTCGCGAGACTCCACGAAGCGCATGACGGCCTGGAGGTTGACGATCGCGCTGTCGAAGTCCTTGGCCAGGGGCAGCGCGAAGGCGGCCTTCCACGGGTTCATGGTCGCCCCGCCGGCCATATCGATGCCCACCACCAGGGCGTCTGTCGCGCCGACCAGCCAGCGGAGGATGTTGTGGAGGAAGCCCGACTTCCCGCCGCCGGACTGGCCGAACACGCCCGCGTGGGCGATGTTCCAGTCGAGCACCTCGCCGTCGCTGTAGATCCCCAGTTCCAGCTTCTTGCCCAGGCTCCGGATCGAGTACGTCCCGACGGCCGGCGCGCTGTGCTCCAGCAGGCCCTCCCACGGGTTCTTCGGCTGGAAGGTGATGTACGCCTGGTTTGAGTGGTTCAGGTCTCGGTGGGGGAAGATCGAGTCCGGCCGGGCCTTGTAGTAGCTGTGCAGCGCGTCCATGGACCGCTGGAGGATCGCAAAGGTGGCCGCTTCCGGGAGACGCACGTGGAGTTCCGCCGCGCGGCCGCGAGACCGCGAGGACAGGACCTTGGTACCGGCGATCGCCTTCAGGTTGTCCGGGCACCGGTCCCGGTCCGTGATGCGGTTCCACTTCCGGGCGATCCGCTCGGACCGCCCGGCGGACCGGACCCGGCGGTGGTACCACCACAGGCCGCCCAGGACCAGTACCGCGATGCGCCACCACCACAGCGTGAAGTCGGACCCACCGAAGGCGGACCGGACCGCAACGTACCCGCCGATCGCGGTACCGAACCCGGCGAGGTAGATCCGCTCCGCGGGCCGGTCCAGCACGCCGTCCTTGCCGCGGTCCAGTCCCGCCGGTACCACTCGCGTGACGACCTGGGACCACCGCTCGTTCAGGACCGGTCCGAAGTACGCCAGGACCCCGGTACCGACCGGGAGCAGCAGCGCCAGCAGGGACCACCAACCCGGGTCGAACGCGGACCAGATCGCCGAGACCATCCAGACCAGGAAGCCCACCACCAGCGGGGTGAGGGCCCGGCGCCAGCGGAAGGCCAGGATCCGGAGGCGGCGGCTGATCTTGCCGAGCGCCCACAGAGTGAACTTCGCCAGGAGGGCGCCGGCCGCGATGTCCAGGGCGCCCCCCTGCTGCTTCGTCTTGCTCACGAGACCTCCGTCTCCTCGGTGAAGATGCCCAGGCCCTTGCGAACCTCGGTGCCCAGGCGTCCATCCCTCGCCAGGGCCAGGAGACGGAGTGCCCGCCCCGAGCCCACCTTGTGCTCATCCATGACGGCTCGCTTCGACTGCCAGGCGCCGTTCGGGTCCGCGTCGTGGGCCGCGCGGATCGCCTTCACGATCACGTCATCGCCCGGACCGGCGGACCGGGGACCGCGCGGGGCGGGGACCACCTTCATGCTGGCCATGCGGACCGGCTTCTGGACCGGGGCCAGCTTCGCCAGCTCTGCGGACCGGACCGCTGGGTCCGAGGACCACAGCCGGACCGGGACCCGGTACGTGGCGGGACCGGCCCCCCAGGTCCGGCCCTTCGGGGCTTGCCCGAGCGAGGACCAGACCGCGTCCCGGACCGCCTTGTCCGGACCGGACCGATGAGCAGCGGTACCGGCGCCGTGCCGGTGCAGTACCGCGAGCAGCGCGGCGAGCATCGCGGGCGGTACTGCACCCAGGACCGCCGGGAGGATGGTCCCCTGGCTGATCCAGTGGTCCGCGATGTTGCCGACCAGGGACCCGAAGATGGCCGCCAGCGCGAGGGCCTTCGCCTGCTTCCAGGCGGGGGACCGGGTCACCCACAGGTCCATGCCGAGCGCGGCCACCGCGTCCAGGGTGAGCGGGAATAGGAACGAGAAGTGCCCGAACCCGGCGTACTCCGCGAGGTGCTTCAAGGACTCGAAGGAGATCACGGCGGCGGAGACGATCGTGGCCGCCGCGAACAGCCGGAGACGCGGTCCGGGAGAGAGGAGCTTGGGCAGGTGCATGGGCATGGTGGTGGTCCTTCAGGTCAGCCGCGGTACCAGCCCCTGGGACTGGTCCAGCGGGTGGTCCGGTCCGAGACGACGGACCAGGCCAGGGTTGCGATGAGGGCTCCGACGACCAGCCACCAGAAGCCGGCCGAAATCCCGACGGCGAAAGCGACGAAGACCGCGAGCCCGGTACCAGTTATCAGCCTCATGGGACCAGGGTAGTACCGGACCCCCAAAATGGGGGAGAGACTGGCCGCTGAGACCTTGCTGAGAATCGGGGACCGGTCCGGACCGGTCCGATTGACACCCCCCATTTTGGGGGGTACGATCGGTGAAGTCAAGCAGTACCGGACCACCAACCCGGAGGACCAGACCATGACCGACGGCGGACCGCGCAGGCCCGACGAGAGCGAGCGGGACTACATGAAGCGACTCGCGGAGCACCTGGCGGAAATCGAGAAGAACCGCAGGCGAATCAAGCGCGGAGATCCGAGGGCGGATCTGTCCGGCGATATCGCGGCGGTGCACGCGGATGACCAGCTCCTGGACAACCTCGGGGCTGGCGGCAAGGGCAAGGGTGACGACCTCTCCCAGCTGCTGGGTGCGTGGAACAAGGACATCAACTCCGAGCCGCTGGCACCGTTCCTGGACAAGGACTCAGCGGCCGACCTGGTGAAGTTCCAGGCGTCCAAGAACCCGAAGCTGCGCAAGAAGCTGGCCAAGAAGAACAAGACGAAGTGGAAGGAGGCGGCCAAGAAGAACAAGAAGAGCAAGGGGTGCGCCGTGATCGCGGTCGCGCTGCTCGGGGCTGGCGGGGGCGCGCTCTACGGCCTGTTCGAGGCGGGCCGGACGATCGTCTCCGCACTCGGCTACTGATCACCAGCGGGCCGCCTGCCTCCCTGGGCGGCCCGCTGGTCCACGTTTCGTCCACTTTTTGTCCACGTCCCGCGCCGACTGGAGCCGCGCCGGTGCTGCCTGACCCATCCGGGTGAGTTTCCACCGGTGACAGGTAGAACCATTGACACCCCCCAAAATGGGGGGCATGATGGTCCTATCACCAACCGAGCAGCCCCGGAGGACCAGATGCTCAGCCGACGCGAAACCCTCATCCTGACCGCCGCCACCTGTGACGAACAGGATGCCTGGGCTGACCTGACCGTCGCCTTCGGCTGGCTGGTCCCGACCGCGGAAATCGCCCAGAACGTGCTCTGCTACCGCGAGATTAACGCGGGCGACGCGGACGGAACGGTCGGCTACGTCCTTCACTGACTGGGTCGAAACGCCGAGAGGCGTCCGGGGGATCGAGACCCCGCTGAGGATGGCCCCATCCACTGATCACCGAGCACGGAGGATCACCATGCACGAGTTCGAGTCCGGTTTCGCGGTCCGTGAGCCGAGCTGGCACGGTCTGGAGAAGCTGGTCGCCGAAGAGGACCGGCCGATGAACTGGGAGGACGCCCGCAAGGTGGCCGGCTTGACCTGGGACTGGATCGAGCAGCCGCTGTATCAGCAGATGATCACCGTGGGCGAGGATGGCGAGCCCGTCGTCTCCTACCGCGAGGTCCCGAACCATCGCATCGTGGCCCGCACTGACACTGGCGCCGTTGTCCACACCCAGCGCGAGACCCGCACGATCATCACGATCAAGGACATGGGCGAGATCGCCCACGCGATCACCGAGCAGACTCGCCTCCCGATCGAGACCATGGGCTCCGTCCGCGAGGGCCGCTCGATCTACGGCCTGGCCGTCCTGGGCGAGGATCGGCACATCGGCAACGATCCGTCGGCGACGCGCCCGTACCTCGGGGTCGTGTGCCACGCGGACGGTAAGGGCGGAGCGCGGGCCTACCCGACCTCGATCCGGATCGTCTGCTGGAACACTCTTTCCGCCGCCGACGCCCGCGCGGACCAGGAGAACACCGTGGCCACCTTCGCCCATCGGGGCGACTGGAAGGACCGCATCGAGGAGGCCCGGAAGGCGATCTTCGGCGCCCGCCGCGCCTTCGACAAGTGGACCCGGATCGGCGAGGAACTCCAGAAGGTCCTGGTGGACGATGTCCAGGCGGAGGACTTCGTGCGCGAGCTGATCCCGGCGCCGAAGAACAAGGAGTTCGTCTCGGAGCGCGTCATGCGCAACATCGAGGGCGAGCGCTCGAAGGTCCGCGGTGCGTTGTCCAGCCGGACCAGCGAGGGGATCGAGGGCTCCGCGTACTGGCTGGTTCAGGGGGCGGCGGAGTACTTCGACCACCTGCGCAAGTTCAAGAACCAGGAGACCTACGTGGCCCGGACCCTGGTGGACGTGAACGTGGCCAAGGGCCTGGCAACGAAGATCGCCCTGGACATTGCCGGCGCGGACGACCTCTTCGGCCGGATCTCCGCCGACCTGGTGGACGCCTGATCATGTACGCCGTGATCGGTACGGCACCGACCGTCGACACCACGACGGCGGTCGGTCCGTACCGGACCGTAGAGAAGGCCCTGGCGGTGAGCAGCGACCTGGAGGCGTTGGGCTACAACGCGGAGATCGTGCCACTGCTGAAGCTGTCCGACCTGGAGCCTGTGGCCACCTGGGAGGACTGACCGGAAGGTCCGAGCCTGCTCCCGTGGGGCTCGGACCTTCCCCCTTTCTCTCCCCCCATCTTGGGGGTAAGATCGAGGGTACCAACCACCACCGAATGGGGAGCCCATCGTGGCCAAACCCAAGCATCGCAAGGTAAAGCCCCCGAAGAAGGCGAAGCGTCGGGGCTGGTTCTGGCGAGCCTTCTTCCGTCACTACTGGCGCCGCACGAAGGCTCGCGTGAAGGGCGCCCTCATCCGGACCGCGGGGCCCAAGGAGATCGCCCGCGCGAGCCAGGACTACGACAAGGACGGGGCCTACATCCGGCCCGTCATCCAGCCCTACCCGTGGCGGCACTACGTGGCCCCGGATGACCTGGAGCGCTACGCCGCGAGCATCGGCGGCTGGGAGTTCGAGTTCGAGCTAATGCCCGAGTCCAACGTGGAACTCACGAAGGCGGCCTACGACGCGGCGGCGGAACACTTCGGCCCCTACGTCGATTCCCAGCCGCTGGACTGGATCGAAGCGATCAACGACCGCGCGGGCGCGGTCCTGCCCAAGAAGATCACCAACTAGGAGGAGCTGTGCCCGAGGAGAACGAAAGCGGCGGGCAATGATCAGGCCCCGGTGGTCCGCTCGATCCGGACGCGGCGGACCGGTGAACTACGAGCAGGCCCAGCGCAAGCGCCCGGACCTGCTCCACGAGATCATGGCCGGACCGAACCTGCCGGGCGCCGCGTGCGCGACGACGGACCCGGAGATCTGGTTCCCCGAGAAGGGCGGCTCCACGAAGCTCGCCCGAACGATCTGTCGGGGCGGCGAGTACCACGGTAGGTACATTCCGCCGTGCCCCGTCCGCGCGGCCTGCCTGACTGGCGCCCTGGACCTCCCGAGCACGATCACCCATTACGGCACGTGGGCGGGGCACACGGCGCCCCGCCTTCGCCGGATGCGCGAGCTTCGGGACGCCCTGCGCCGGATCGTCTGCCCGCCGGCCGAATCCGAGGGCAAAGGCGAAGCGGCATGAGCTGCAAGAAGACCGGACGGTACGGCAGTGAGAAGGCGGCCATGGACGCCGTGGAGCGACTGTGGGCCGCGATCCGGGACGGACGTTCGGAGTACCGGATGTACACCCCGACCGCCGCCGTCTGGTGCTACGCGCACAAGTGCTGGCACACCACCAGCCGCGACACGAAGCCCAAGGGCCGCGGAAAGCGCGGCACGCACAAGGGAATGCGCACCAACGACCGTCGATTTAGGAGCAAGCGATGATCAAATGGCTGGCGAGCATGTTCGAGCGCATCCGCACCTACGGAGACCGGCGGGTGGCCCGCGCCGTGGAGTGCCCGTCGTGCCGCCACTCCACGGCTGATGCGTCGTCCGACTGCTCTTGCTGGTATCCGGGCTGCCTGTGCGTCGAGCTTTACGAGACGCGGTACCACTCGTGAGCGGGGTCTGGCTGGACTCCGCTCCCGAGGAGCACCGGTGCCGTCTGCCGTTCCTGGTCCCCTTCCGTGTTCGGACTGGTGACCGCTGGAAGTGCCGGTGTGGCCGGGTCTGGCGAGTCACCGAGAGCGCGACCGGTCGTGAGTGGAGATGGGAGAACCCGCCGGGCGAGCTGGAAGGCATGAAGGTCTTCCGACCGGTGACCGATGAGCAGTTGTGGTGCTGGATCAGCCAGGAACTGGATCTTCAGACCCGAGACCAGGACGTGTGTGCGGAGACCCTGGTGGAGATCATCCGGAAGCACTTCGAGATAGGGAGCAGGCAGTGATGGGCGAACGTCCGAAGAGGATCAAGGCACCGGCGCCGGACGGCTGGGCGCAGGTGGCCGCCGCCGTGCGCGAGGTGCGGGACCAGATCCGCGAGTCCTTCGGGCCCCGGCTGGAGTACAAGCTGGATGTGTCGGACGCTGTGAGGGCGCTGGATAAAGTCCGGCCCCTGGTGGTGGAGGCGACACCCGAGGAGATGGCCGACCCGCTCGCGGTGCGCGGTCTGACGAAGGAGGCGCTGGGGCGCCGGATCCGAGACGACGTGCTGACCTACTGCGGTTTCGTGGACGGCGGCGAGGTGACCGCCGATGGGAGCGCGGACAACGACCTGGCGCACGAACGCGCCGACGCCGTGATGGACATGCTTGCGAAGGTGGACGGCCACAGCTACCCGGCCGCGGTCGTCCCGCCTGCCGAAGGCGCCTCGCTTCATGAGCTGCTGAGCGCCCTCCGGCCGCTGGTCTACCGTGTCGTGAACGCCACCGCCGCCCCAGGCCAGGAGCTGACGGAGAACGTGGACGTGATCATGGCCTTCCTCAACCTTGCCCGCGAGCACTCGGACCCGAAGCGGTTGCTACCGCGCGGCGACCGGCTCGGGGGGTGGCTCCCGCCGGGCACGCCCGTAACTCTGCATCTCGGCAAGGAGGGCGAGAGCGAGTACTCCGGCGTGGTAGAACCGAGCCGGGACATGGTCACTGTCCGGCTGGACGGTTCCGGCGTGGTGACCGACTTCCCTCGGAACCGGATCTCGAAGGAGGGCGAGCCGTGGATGCCGCCGAAGCCCACCGACAGCTGAGCCGAGCGACGGGCGCACCGCCGCGTCCGGACGAACTCGCCCGCCGGCCAGTGGAGGAGCGCCTGGCCGAACTTCCGGTAGCGAGCCGGGCCACGCATCTCCGGCGGGGCGTCAACGCCATCGCGAGCGCGATGGGCGTGGCCCACGACGCACTGGAGGAGTTCGTGGCCGCGGTACGGAAGCTGGCGGATGCCGCCGAAGAGGTCACCAACGACGACGGCCGGGAGATCTGGATGACGGCCGGCGAGGTCGAGTTGGACCAGTGGACCCAGCGCCTGACCGATGCGACGGCCGCCGTCCGTCGCCAGCTCGGGTCCGGGTAGCCCCCACTGTGGGGGGTGTGATACCTTCGATGTTGTCGGGTCCGGACGCCAACCAGGTGGGCAGCGATTAGCTACCGTCAGCCACCTGGAGCAACGTCTTATCCCTGACACACGATGGCCCTTACGTCGCTTCCTTGAAGATGACGTGGAGGGCCTTCGTTGTATCTGGAGGTGATCATGGGCAAGTGGAAGCACCGGCTGCTGTCGGCCGACATGGTGAGTGGTCGCGGCGTGTGCGAGCACTGCGGAGAAGTTGACCTTGCCATTCGGGATGGGAGGCCACGCTGCTCAGTGGCCCGTCGCCAGCAGAAGGGTGCCGTCACCCTGGAGCAGTCGCGCGAGTACAGCCGCCGCGCGCGTGAGCGCCACCCGGACCGCTGGAGGACCTCCACGCGGAAGGCTCACGGGCTCACCTGGCAGGAAGCTTACGACTTCCGCGCAGGCAAGGTGTGCGCCATCTGCGGTTCTGATGAGGGCCTCGCGGTCGATCACGATCATGAGACAGGTCGAGTGCGGGGCGTTCTTTGTCGATCGTGCAACACCGGCCTGGGCTTCTTCGGCGACGACGTGGCGCGACTCGCTCGGGCGATCGAGTACCTGACCGAGTAATCGGTGTTTCGGGTTCCCCCAGAATGGGGGGTGAGATAGACTCGCGAGTATGACCGCACCGACCACCCAAATCGAGCGCCCGTCCCGCGTCTTCGCGGAGTACTGGCCGGCGAACGTGCTCATGCCGGACGGCACGATCCGCCGCCGCGTCCGCGTGTATCTGACCGACACCGGGGCGCACTTGTTCTTCACGAAGCCCGTGGACGAACTCGCGCCCGGCTTCACCGCCCAGATCGACTTCGCGGCCACCGAGCCGCCGAACCTCCATGCGTTCAACGTCGGCGTGGACATCGCGCTGGCGAACCAGAAGCACGTCCAGGTGGACGCGCTCCAGGTGACCCCGCTGATGGTGATCACTCCCACCGGCGGGTGCGGGTGCGGGACCACGCTCAAGACGTGGAAGCCCAGCTGGGCCACCAGCGTCGATCCCTGGCCCGAGTCGTGATGAGCACGACGATGGCGAAGAAGCTGGTTCAGCTCGGGTTCGCGATCATCCTGGAGACGATCTTCTTCATGATCGTGCCGGTGCCGGTCGTGCTCCGGATGCTGACCGGCGCCGTGGTGGCCGCGCTGCTCATCCGTCACTGGCGACGGATGGATCAGCCGAAGCCCAAGGTGCCGGATCGTCCCGGACCGCCGGTGGAGTGGATCGACTGATGACACAACATGTTCTGATGATCCTGCCGTCCACAGAGGACGAAGCGCCTCGTCTGGTTGGCCCCTTCCTCACGGAGGCGACCGCGACCGCATGGGCGGATAAGAAGGAGATCGACCCGATCCGCCGGGTGATCCGTCCGCTGGAGTCGCCCACCTCGATCTATGGCTACGGCCGTCACGCGCTGATCCCGAGCCCATCACCTCGCCGCGTTGTCGCGGGGGCACTGGACGCCTGGGAGGCGAAGAAGGAGGAGGCCCGCCAGGCGCCGAAGCCCCCGTCATTCCCGGACATGCCCACGCGGCTGATCGCGGAGGACGAAGGCGTGATCTACCACCGCGAGCCCGGCGGCCCGTGGAAGGTGGCCGTTGATCCGGGCGTGCCGCCCGAGGGCCTGGGCCCAGCTCTCCCGAACCCGACGCTCCGGATTGAGTACGAACGCGAGAAGGAGTCCCCCGGCGCTCCATCGCTCACCGGTGGAATCCAGCGCTGGATCACCGGCGAGGCGATGGAGTCCGCGCCCCGCAACCTCATGGCGCACGCGGAGGCCATCGGCCACTGGTCCGGCCCCGTCGCTCGGTTCAACCACCCGACGACGGACGGACGCGTGCTGGAGCTGTCCGGCACCGACGTGGCGGAGTGGCTTCCGCACTTCGTCCGCGTGCCCGTGGGCGTCTGGGTGATCATGCCGGACTTCGGCCCGCTGCCCATCGGCCTGTGCGAGCGCGTCCGGGTGGAGGGCGGCTGGCTGCTCGCCGAAGGCCGCGTCTCGCTCGCGCACTTCGAGAAGGCCGCGCCCGAGCTGTACCGCGGCGCCACCACGCCGCTGATGGAGTCCATCCCGGCGGCAATCGACGTGACGAATGGCCGGCGGGACTCGCATCCGCAGGGCGTGCACATCGGCGGCCAGTGGGAGCTGGAGCGCGTGGTCTTCGGCCCGGACCCCGCCTGGCCTGGATGCCGCGTCCAGCTGGACGGCATGGAGATGGGAGCGATCCGTGGCTGATCTTCCTCCCC